AACTTTTCCGGAACGCATAGGTAAGAAAACCTATTCCGGCCGGAATAGGTTTTCTTACCTATGCTGCCAGGTGCCGAAGGTAAAAGGTACAATTAAACATGTCTGATAGAGAAAAAGTAGACATGTTGAATATGCCGCCCTCCTAAAAAATCAAAATCGTTTAAAAAGGACGCAGAAGTAGAATTCTAGATTTAAACCTCGACCTTAGGGTCCTTCTTGGTTAAAACCTTACTGTTAAATTTTCCTCAACCTTGGTGTTCTCCCTGGTTTGGCTCTTTGCCTCGACCATGAGAAAACATTGCGCTTTTAATGCGTTCGCATTTCAAATGCATGCGAACGCAGAGCAAATGCAAAACTTTTTTATGCCCTTTTATTTTCCTATCCGCTACTCCGCAAAAAAAATAATCAATAAAATCAAATAGATAATCATCTTTTGGACGGTTTATTCAGAAAATAAACTATTATCCCTTCCCTTTTCGAAAATTTTTCCGGTAAACTTTCGTCCAAAAAAACCAACTCTTGTAATTTTCGGATTTTAACCGAAATAAAAAGGCTTTTTATGACGAGTATTCCTATCATCGAACCCGAACAAATCACGGCAGGTACCACCATTAAGTGGAAACGTTCCGATCTTTCCGAGTATCCGGCAAATGTGTGGACGTTGACATATGTTTTGGTCAATGCATCCGGACAATTCACGATTGAAGCGGTTCCGGATGGTGATTCGTTTTCCGTTAAAGTGTCGGCGGCTGAAAGTGGCGGCTATGCTCCGGGGAAATACCATTGGAAATCCTTTGTTTCAAATACCGGTGGGGAGCGGTACCCCGTCGATTCCGGAGAAATGGAGGTGTTACCGGACTTTGCAGCGCTGGCGGCCGGGTATGATGCCCGATCCATGGTTCAAAAAACATTCGATGCCATAGAGGCAGTTATCAACCGGCAAGCAACCAAGACACAAAGTGAATACCAGATCGGCGGAAGAATGTTGAAGCGGATTCCGCTCTCCGAATTGATGAAATTACGCGACCGATATGAGGTGTTGGCGAAACAGGAACAGGCCACGGCCAAACGTAAGGCCGGAAAGCGAACCGGCCGGAAAATTCTAACTCGGTTTGTGCGATGACTCGGTTGAATATACTGGGCCGAGCATTGCACACGCTCGGGGTGATTGATCGGCATGGGTACGCGAACTTTCTCCCCAAACCGGGAGGCGGGACCGGAAGAAAACGGTCCGGTTATACCGGAGCGGCCCATGATCGGCTGACGGCCGATTGGTTTACCGACAACTTGTCGAGCGATAAAATCCTTCGTTGGCACCTGTCGAAACTGAGAGCACGCAGCCGCGATCTGTCCCGCAACAACGATTATGTTAAAAAATTCATCACCTTGTTGAAAACCAACGTGATCGGTCCGTTCGGCATTCGGCTTCAGTCAAAGGTGAAGGGACCGGACGGCAAGCCGGACCGGGTAACGAACCAACTGATTGAAGAGATGTGGAAACAATGGGGTCAGAAAAAAAATTGCACCGTTACCACCACTCTAACATGGCGACAAGTTCAAAATTTGATTCTTCGGACGGTTGCGATCGACGGAGAAATGATCATTCGAAAGGTGCGGGGATTCGAAAATGATTTTCGATTGGCCGTTCAACTAATCGATCCGGATCGATTGGATATTCAGCTCAATAAACGACTTCCCAACGGGAATGAAATCATTCTGGGGATAGAATTCGACGCCTGGAAGCGTCCTATCAATTACTATTTTATAAAAAACCAAGATGGAAGTTATATTGATAGACATGACATCATTCCCGCTTCCGAAATCATCCATGTGTTCATAAAAGACGACGTGTCTCAAAAGCGCGGTGTGCCGTGGCTGCATACGGCCATCATCGGACTGAAAATGCTGGGATCATATACCGAAACCGAACTGATAGCGGCGCGTGTCGGAGCGGCCAAAATGGGCTTTTTCACATCCTCGAACAGTAATGAGTATCTGGGCGACGATGAGGACGAGGACGGCAACCTGATTTCGGAAGCGGAACCCGGAGCCTTCGAACAACTACCGCCCGGAGTCGATGTCAAAGAATTTGATCCCAAGCACCCGAACGGCAATCATTATCAATTCAATAAAGCGGTGCTGCGCGGACTGTCGGCGGGGATGGGCGTTTCCTATAACTCGCTGGCCAACGATCTGGAAGGCGTTAATTTTTCCAGTGTGCGACAAGGTGTTTTAGAAGAGCGTGAAGTTTACAAAACGATACAACAGTGGTTTATCGATGAAGTCAACGATGAATTGTTTCCCGACGTATTGCAATTTTCGATATTGTCCGGACAACTGAAATTGCCGATAAACCGATTGAATGAAATCAATGCTCCTCTTTGGCAACCGCGCGGGTATACGTGGGTCGATCCGTTAAAGGACACCAAGGCCAACGTTGAGGCGAACAACCACTATTTAACGTCCCCGCAACAGATCTTGAGAGAAAAAGGCACGGACCTCGATACGATTATCGAGGACCACGCGGAGTTTTATCAACTCTTGAAACAAAACGGACTACCGGTCCCCAATCAAACCCAAACAACCATAACCGACGATGACATCAAAGAAGACGAGGAAGACGCCAAATCAAATAATTAGAGAGTTGAACGGCGACGTTCAATATCGGTCCTTTAAAATCGAGAGCGGGCGTATCAATGAAGAGGAGCGCACCGTTGAAATGACATTTTCATCCGAAGAGCCGGTCGAACGCTGGTTCGGGGACGAAATTTTAGACCATTCGAAGGGGGCGGTACGTTTGGCTCGTATTCGAGATCACGGCCCGTTGTTAAAAGACCATGATCGTAGGCAACAAACGGGTGTCATCGAGTCGGTTGAAGTTCGCGACGACCGACGCGGACATACAAAAGTAAGGTTCGGAAACAGCGACCTGGCCGCCGCCGAATTTAAGGATGTCCTGGACGACATTCGGGTCAACGTTTCGGTCGGTTATGTGGTTCACGAAATGGTGTTGGAATCCGAAAAGAACGGATATCCCACCTATCGAGCAACGGATTGGGAACCTTACGAAATTTCCATCGTATCCATTCCGGCGGATATTACCGTTGGAATCGGCAGGGAGCAACAACAATACAAACGGAGTTTAAGAGAAATGACCGTTGAAGAAAAAAAGCCTCCGGAGGAAACCCGGCAGGCATCAAAGGTGAATGTCGCGCAAATTCAAGAAGAAGCTCGGCAAGCGGAATTAACCAGGGTCAGCGCGATTTTGGAACTGGGGAAAAAACACGACTTGGGGAAAACAGCCGATGAGTATATTCGAGACGGAAAAACCGTCGAGGAAATGGCGGAAACTGTTTTGAAAAAATACGAAACAAAGCCCCTTGAATCAACGAACATCGGTTTGAGTCCAAAAGAGACGGAGCGGTATTCCATTGTAAGGGCCATCAATAGTCAATTCCCCAATTCCGGCGTGGATGCGGGGTTGGAACGGGAGGCCAGTCGAGCCATTGCCGATAAACTGAAACGGCAACCCCAAGGTATTTTCATCCCGGCCGAGATCCAGAACCAAACCAGGGATTTGAACGTCGGCACCGATACGGCCGGCGGATATACGGTTGCCACCGACTTGCTGACCGGATCGTTTATTGAAATTCTGAAAACCGCCTTATTGGTCGAATCCTTGGGCGCAACCGTTATTGACGGTTTGGTCGGTGATATCGACATTCCCAAGCAAACCGGATCGGCAACCGGTTATTGGTTGGCGGAGGGTGCGGATCTCGCGGAGAGTGATCAAACCGTGGGTCAGCTCTCTTTGACACCGCGTACGGTCGGCGCAATGACCGACTACTCCCGCAAGTTGCTGAACCAAAGCTCGATTTCCGTTGAAAATTTTGTTCGTCAGGACTTGGCCTTTGTGTTGGCAAAATCCATCGATAAAGCAGCTTTGTATGGTACCGGCGGCGATCAACCGACGGGAATCAATACAACAAACGGAATCAACACCTTAGTATGGGCAACCGGTGATAAACCGACTTGGGCCGAAATCGTCGAATTGGAATCGTTGGTTGATGCAGACGAAGCCTTGACAGGCAACCTTTCGTATCTCAGTCATCCGACCATGAAGGGGACGCTGAAAACATCCAAAAAGGATGCCGGGTCCGGGATCTTCATTTGGGATAAAAACGAAGTCAACGGCTACTCGGCCCATTCAACCACGCAAGTGGTCGCCGACCATATCTTCTTTGGGAATTGGAAATCGATTATCATTGCTCTTTGGGGCATTCTGGATATCTTGGTCGACCCGTATACGAAATCAAAATCGGGAGGTGTCCGGATAACTGCGTTTAAAGACGCGGATGTCGGTTTAAGACACGCCGAAAGTTTCGCTGTCGGCTCGAATCTGTAACTCTACGCCTGGAATACTAATGAATGTTAAAATATTAAAAAATACGGTCGGAGACAAAAAGAGGCTGCAAAAAGGTGAAACCTACGACCTGACGGACAAAACCGCCAAGGTGTTATTGGTGATGAAAAAAGCCGAAAGAACCGTTGACGCCGATTCGGGAGAATCGAAAAGCGATGCCCCTATTACCGATCAAATTAAGCGAATGACGACCGCTCAACTGGAAACATTCGCACGTGACCACTGTGGCGGTATGGTGTTTCCGGATGACCCCAAAATGACCAATGAAACACGTCGCATCCTGATTTTAGAGTGGTTTAAAGAGAACGGAGACGGCGAGTGAAACGGGAAATTATAATCGCCGGTATTCTGCAAGTGGTCATTGTCACGTTGCCGTTATTGGTCTCGTTTTTTCTCTGGTCGGCCGACGTCAATAAGCGGTTGGCCGTCATGAAAATCCGAATTACAAACACCCTAACCGTAATTTCGGATTTGAAGAAAGTTGTCAATCAGGCAAACCTCGGAGCACTGGCCGTGCGTGTGGATAGTTTGGAACGCCGCATTAATGACTTGGAAAAAAAACAGGATAATCAAAATGACAGGAACCTTTATCGAAGATGATCTTAAAGAAATGATGGATACGTCCGAGTTTGCCGTAACGGTGATCTGGACGTCCAAAAGCGGGGAACCCGCCGAACTGAATGTTTTATTTGATGAAGAGATGTTGGCGGCGGACGAGTCGACTCATGAGGTTTCAATGCCGCAAGCCGGAATTACCGGATTGACGTCGGACGTTTCCGGCATCCGGAGGGATGACGACATTCAAATCGAAGGCACCCGGTACTTGGTGACCGGTTTGCCGACTGAAATCAGCCCCGGCTTAAGTATTGTCTCT